ATCTGTAAGTACATAAATATCATTTTCAGATAATGGTATTTCCGGATATTTGACATCACGATAATAAACAGTCCCCAGGGTTCCAACATTTTCGTTAGTATTTCTTAGGGTTTTTATGGTAGCATAGCGTTTCATTATTAATATCTTTTAAAATTAGGCAAATGCTGAATTTCCATTTGATGATAAGTTGATTGTATTGTCTGTGGGTGTCAAAGATGGATCAGTTACATCACCATCTACATTATTAATTTCACCACTATCAGTACTAGGTATATCAAATTTATATTCATCTGCATAATTCCCCCTAGAATCAAAAGCATTTGCTAATGCTATATATCTTTGGTCTGGGTTATTAGCAACATTTCCTTTTTGAGGTAAGAAATCATGGATTGGGGTAAATGCCAAACTTACTCGAATCATATGAGGTAATTCTTTTACACTTTCATCATATTCTCCCTTTTCATTAATACCTATCTCCCAAGGTGATTCTTGAGGGATTGTATAATTTAAATTAGTTAAATATCCGGGTTGTTCAAAAATATAACCACCCATAGTTATTCTTACTAAATTACCCCTCATAAACCCAGCATCGGTATAATCAGGTGCTAAAGTTGAAGCTAAATAATTTAATTTTTTGTACATTGGGATTAACTCTGCTTTTGATTGAGCAAATACTGTAAATCCTATACTAATATCACGAGTAAACCCACCATAATTAGCTAATGAATCTCCTCTACCAACATATTGAACCGTATTCCAATTTGCTCCATAATTATCAGTAAAATCATTTATAAATGCTCTAAAATGCATATAAACTGCAGACCCATCACTTTTATTATTATTAATTGTAGCTATTCTAAACTTAACTAAATCATTAACAGGTTTTTCTTTAGATGATGCGGGGACTGGACTTTCATACATAGGTAGAGCTGTAATTTTATCTAATGCCTGCATTTGGTTAGCTGCAATTCCATAATTATAAACATTTTTAGTATTATTTGCAGTATTAGCTGCTCCAGGGCTACCTTGATTTACTCTTTGGTCAAGTGCTTTATTAGATGTATAACCAGGTGCCGTTGATAATATTGTAGAAGTATCTGTAATACTATTTTGGGCTGCGATAGTTTTTCTAAAATCAAAATTAATTTTTGAGTTATATTTTGAGGGGAGCATGAAATCTTCAGGAGAAGATACTACAGTTAGAAACTTTGCACCTTTTTCAGTTCCTAAAAAATATCCTGGTTTACTGGTAGCAAGTGGGTTGTTTTTACCTGTTCTCTGATCCGCAAATGGTATTTTAGTTTTACCAATTCCTAATATGGAACCAGGACCACCACCATATTCTAGTAATACTGTATTTCCATTAGTATTTAAATTAACTCCTTTTTGCCCTCCAAATCTTTCTTTAGATTCACCTAATGAAATTGCATCATATAATCCTACTAATCTGTTATCACCTTCTTCTTGATTTTTTACTACATTAAAATAGCTATTTAATCCTAATCCTAATGATGCTAAAAAACCACCCCCATCATCGGGAGCAACTGGAGATGTAGGATCTAAACCTAATAAATTTAAATGTGCTCCTGTACCACCTACACCAGCTTGTAGTATTGTACTTGTTGGGAGGTAAACTCCAGCATTTACACCACCACCACCATACCCAACACCCTTAGATGCTTCAGTTTTAACTGCGGTACGAGATAATAAGTTTTGATTAGCTGAAAATAATAATCCTTTGGGTGATTTTAAATCAAAAAACATTTGGGTTAATCGACTTACATCATTGACTACTCTTGAAGGAGCCATTAAACCACCTCTCAAAAGAAAATCAGGACCCCCAGTATTAAAAATATTAGAGGGAGAATCCTCAGGAGAGGGAAGTGGTTTTTGAATATAAGGTTGACCGCTAGATCCACCTCCAGGTCTATCATTCCCAAACCTCAAAGATCTAAGGTCAGTTTTGAGATCTATTAAAGGCATATATTAAAATGTTCTTCCTTCAGGTGCGTTGTCTCTGTAGTTACTTGCAGGTATATCACCATCTAAATCTAGTTGTGATGGTTGAGGTTTTCCTGAAATATAAGGGATATCATTAATTGAATAAGTATCATGTAATTTAGATCCTGCAAAGTTAGGAATTGAAGGTGTTGCACCATTCAAACCTGATAAGGTTGAACCTGCTACTGTTAATTTGTCAAGTAAAGCCATAATTTTATATTTTTAATTTGTTGTTTATTATAAATATTAACCCATTCTAGAAGTTGCCAATGCTAATGACTTACCTGCTTTAGCTCCATCAATATAAACATCACCACCTTGTTTAACAGCTGATATTAATTCTCTTAATAAAGCATTTGTTTGTTTAATTTCATCACTACCCCCAAATCCCATACTTTGAGCTCTACTTAAAGGAACTATAGCTTCAGGTTCACCTCCTTCACCTATTAAAGCAGTTGTAGGTCTTGTTACTATACCTCCTGTAGCTAAACCTGGTAATGAGGAAGATGATTCGGATGCTGCATTTCTATCTATAGCTGCAGAAATATCTAATCCAGCTCCAGCTACCGCTCCTACAGCTGCACCAACAGGACCTCCTATCATAAATCCTGCTATTGCCCCTGCTAATGTTCCTAAAATTGGTTCTAAAAATACTATAGCACTAACTAAACCATCTAGTAAAGGCATTAAAGGTTCTGCTAATCTTATAAATAAATCTGCAAATTTATCCATTAAAGCATTCATTTTTTCCTGCTGGGTAGCAGATTCAAATTGATTTAATAAACCTGCTTTTTGTAAATCATTTTTTAGTTCTTCTGTTAAATTTCCTTCTTTTAAAGCTTTATTATATTTTTCTTGGGCATCTGAGGCTGATTCAAATCCAGATTCTCTAATAGCATTTAATTTTTCTTGTTCCACAAGCATAGATGCCATTTCTTCTCGACTCATCCCCATAGCATTTGCTAAAGCATTTTGCTGAATAACATTTAATTTTCCAAATTCAGCAGCCGTACCTACTTCTCTTCTAATTTCGGCCGCTACGGTAGCTTGGTCTCCAGCTAAAGCTGCAGCTCTTGCTCTTTCTAAGTTAAGTTGTTTTCCTATTAAAAGTTCAGCCTGCATTTCAGATTCAATAGAAGATGAAAAATCTAATAAACTTGAACTAATATTTTCTAATTGAGATTGACTGACACCCAATAATTTAGATTGAAATACTTGATTAGCTAATTCTTTGGTGTTTCTTCCAGCTGATAAAAGAGATGCGTTTGATATATTAGCAATACCTTCTTGAATATCTTTTTGGTTAAGTGATAATCCTTCTTGGGCGTTCATAGCCATTGTTACTTCTTGAACATCTGCTAATTGATCTTTTATAGAACCCCCAACGATCATTGATTGTTCAGCAAACCTACCCATAGCTTCAGAAGAAAGTCCTGTTCTTTCTTGCACTGAAGCAAATTCAGCAGCAAATTCACCTGCGAATTTTACTGATGTCCCAAATTGAGCATTTAATGCTGTTTGGGCAGCTAAAACATCTTTTGTAGATACAAGTAAATCTCCACTACTTATTGCAGCTTGGTTAGAAGCAGCAACTAATTCTCTTCCTTCTTTTGCTGATATTCCTAAGTTTTTAGCTACTTCCCCTGAAGAACTATCTATGAATGAAAATGCTTCTACAAATTTACTAACAAGAAATCCTATAGCAGCCGCAGGTCCGAGTGCAGTTTTTAAATTAGATCCTAATCGTTTTGCTAAATCAGCACCAGCTTGCATTTTAGAAACATTACCACCACTTTCTCTTACCATAGCTTTAGTAGCTTCTAAAGCTTCCCCTATTCCTAGTTTAGCATCTAAAGCTCCTAACCCTGCTGCTTTTAACCCAGATGAAAAAGATTCAGCTAAGGTTCCTAAAGTTCCTGTTTTTTCTTCTATTTCTTTTTCCTGTTCAATTACTTTTTCTAAAGTATCTGCAATACCTTGGAATAAACCATTTTGATCTTCTAATAAACCATTTACATTTTGAAGTGCTATATATTCTTTAGAAGTTTCATCATTGATATTTTCATGATTACTTAAAAGCCTTTGGGCTTCCTCTAGATTTTTCTTTTCAGCTATTGCTTTTTCTTGAAGTTTTTGTAAATCTGAGGAATTAGCTTTTGATATATCATCTTGAATATCTTTAACTTTACCTATTACATCAGTTAGCTTACCAACTGCTTTTTTAGTAAGATCAAACCCTTGTTTTCCTTTTTTTATTTCATCTGTAATTGAATTTAATCCTGAAAATAAATCATTTACTTCTTTTTGTACATTTCTAAAAGAACCAAATAATAATTCATTTTCTTTTCGAGCACCTTCTAACTCTAGTTTTATCAGTTTAAAATCATCAAAACCCGCTGTATCGAAATCTACACTAATAGGTTTTTTACCTATTTCTTCATAAATTTTGTTAATTTCTTGAAGATCTTTTTTAAGTTGGAGTATTATTTTAGGGTCTAATGCCATAAATATTTAATTATGTTTTGTTATAAATATTAAAGGACGTCATTTTTTTGACGTCCTTGTAACATAATTAGGGGGTGATATTTGTTTACTGGGGATTTTACTTTTATTAGGGTTTGCTATATCAATTTGAGTAGTATTATTATTTGAAGACTTTACACCCTTGTAAGTATCTGATTCTTTTTGTTTGTTTTCAACAATTGATCTATAAGTAAATTTCCTTAACCATATAGGCATTTCATATATAGTATACCAATCATATCCACCTCCACCATAATAGACTATTTCGTGAATTTGTGTAAATAGTGCTTTTCGATATTCAGACGTCAGGCCAAAAAAAGTTAGTTGTGATCGGGATTGAAGCCTCCCCATCTTCACCGTTATCCCTTTCGTATTTAAATGTTAAATTAATATCTGGTTGTGTTTTTCTTATATGATCCCTTAATGATTTTGAATCACGAGCTAACATATAATTATCTACAAATTCTCTAATTTCTTTGTTGTTTTCGTTACCATCAAATGAAATAATCATATGTTTTAAACGTGTTGATAATTCAGGAGATGCTTTTTTGTTTATTTTTTGTAAACCTTTAATTTCTTGTCGGATTTCTTTATCATCATTTCCTGTTAAAAGTTTATATTCAATTACTACTCCTGTAGAAGGTAATTTAAAAGAAAATTTATTTACTCCCTTAGCTTCAAGATCTTTTTCCTCTAAATACTTAGATTCCATAGTAGATAAATCTACGGTTTTTTCTTTATCTAAAAAATTAAAAGTATAATCTTTACCATACCCTAAAACACGAGCAGCTATCATAACTGCATTTTTATCTCCTACTATAAGATCATTATAGTTAACTTTACTTACAATTAGAGATTTCAATAATTTATCAATAACTGTTCCGTCTTTAATATAGTTTTGGTTTGTTAAAATATCTTCTTCTTTAGCAGTCATATATTTCATTTCAATGACACCCGAAGAAAGTGGGTTAGTTTCAGGATAAATTAAACCTTTTGAAGGTAATTCTACCATTTCTGTTGGAAACTTAAATTCGCTCATATAAATTTTATTTTGTTATAACTTAATTTCGTGAATAAATATCATAAAGGAAAATTCTTTAACCTAAGTTAATTAATAATTCTTTGATTGTTTTTGTTTAATATCGAAGTTTTTATAAATTTTGTCTTCTAGTTTATCAACTCTACTATCAACAAAACGTATAATACCTTCATTTTCTCTACGTTGATTAAATTCAACTTCCTTAAGATCATTTAAAGTTCTGCTTTCTAAATTATTTATATTACTATAAATTTCATTGCAAGTTGACTTTAAATTTTCAATTTGTTTGTTTAATTCTTTAATTTTTTTACTATTCATAAACATAACCACTACTACAACAATAAATGCAATAGTACTTATACCTAAAATAAATGCTAATATTTCCATAATTTTTAAAATTTTAAAATATTAAAGAACTTTCCTTATGATATTAACACCTAAATATACAAAAAGAGCTTGGCATAGCCAAGCTCCTCTTAAAAATATATGATATAATTTTTTTAGAAATTTAATACACAATAATCCATACCAATCGTTAGATCAATATTTAGTGCTGTTCCATCATCATCCCAATTAAAATCACCGAACGAAGCGTCTTTAATAAATGCACCTTTAATAATCCACTCTGATACTACATCACCTACAGGACCTAATACATCAATTGTTAAGTCTTTTTTATAAAAATCAGAATAACCATCTCTACCAGTTACTGATTCGTGGTGTAGTCTAACCCATTCCATCACTGCTTGTGCACCTGAAGGTGTAATTGGGTCAAATAATTGCATTGTTAAATCATTCCATCTTAACTTACCTTTTACTTTACGGTAAGTGTTAATATGATTTAGTACAATTTCATCTTGTGAAAATCCCATTCCACTAACACCTTTGATTATATACGCTGGAATACCATCTACATACATGATAAACCTATTTGCCTGTTTTGGCTCAAAGGCTGTGAAAAATATTTCGTTCGGATCTAATACTGCCATTTTATTTTAATTTTCTTATTTTTTATTCAATTATAAATATTCGATTTCTAAACTTTTTATACTGGGAAAGTAGCTCCTGTTGGTAAAATGTTGAAATCTAAGTAAATAAATTCAGCTGTTTTCGTTGGTTGGATATAAATCGCACCTACTAATTGATTTCTGTCAATTACATCTGCTGTATTATTACTATCATCCATTACTACTTTGAAAGCATACAAACCTTGACGTTGTTGAACACTTTCTAAATATGGATTTACTTGGCTTAAGAATTGATTTCTTGTAGCTGCTGTATTTTGTTCAAATACTAGATTATCTGATATTTGGGAAATAAATCCTTTTAATTCAATCAATAATCTTCTTACATTTACTCTATCTAAAGCACTTGCTTGTGTTTGTAGTGTTTTTTGTCCAAATACTACAACTCCTCTTCCTGGGAATGTTGCTATTGGATTTACTTTACCTGTGTATAAAGTATCTCTATTAGCTTGAGTTAATTTACGCTCTGCTTGTCTTACATTTCCCATTCCACCTCTATTAATACCTGCAGGTGCAAACCATGCTTCTGATGTTCTATCATTATTTGCATAAACACCTGGTATCATTGTTGAAGCTGGAACAAATACTAATTGTCCTGAATCTGGATCTGTAATTTGAACCCATGGCCAGTAACTGGCTACATATGAACTATCTTTTTCAGCTGCGGTTGTTGTTGCAAGAGCTATAGTTGAACTATACCCTACAAGATCCATTACAACAATAGCATCTCCTCTATTTTCAGTATTTGAAACTAATGTATTTA